GGACCAAATCTGGCACGCCCTCTCGGAGAACACCGCCAGCTTGTCGTAGTAGACCTCGCAGCCGGTCAGGTGCTCCATCTCGCTGTCCTCGGTGGACAGGTTGATGTAGCCCGCGCCCTTGGTGCTGTCGGTCCAGTTGGATGGATCGCCGACGGCGCTGAAATAGAGGTAGGAGCCCTCGACGGCGTAGACCTTGGACTTGTAGGTGCGGCAGAAGATGCCCTTGCCGTTCGCCACCAGAGCGCCGTCAAAGAAGCGGTAGACGTTGCCGTCGGAGCCCTTGGCGACGACGTAGAACTTGCCGCCGTACGTGTCCCAGTCCAGCACTGACGCGATGGCGACGCCAGCGGGCATGGCCAGCGACCTTACGCCTAAAGTCGTAGGCGTGGCGGTGATGTTCGTCCCGTTGGCCACGAAGGTGTAGAGGAGGCTGTCGATGGCCACGATGCCGACGGAGCCCGCAGGGGCCGTGAAGGTCTTGACGAATGCCTGACGTTTCGAGATTTCACCGCCCGTCGTGACGTGCGCGTTCTTGAGCATGCGCAACGTGCCAGCCGGTGCGGTGAGCGCCGACTTTCGCACGTCCATACCGGCTGCGAAATTCTGGACCTCAAAATACGGCATGGCGTCAGTCCGTGGGCGTGCGGAAGCGGCGCGTGCTGCCGATGGGCTGCATGGCGGCTGCGATGTTGGCCCCGTTCAGCACCGTGATCTCGCGCTTGTCACCGCCTTGATTGGCGAGCAGGCGGCGCAGGTACTGCTGGGCCTTCTGGAGCTTGAGGCTGGCGTTCTCGGCCTTCTGGAAGGCGAGGATTTCGGCAGCTGCGAAGAGCGTGATGAGCGTGCTGTCGAGGACGCAGATGTCGTCGTCCGCCACGAGCGGATTGCAGGGGGCCTGACCGACGAAGCGAAGCATCCCGTTCTGGCTCGGCACCGGCACGAGCCTGAACTGCCCAGCGGGCACCACCTTGCCGCCCGACATCTTCACGGAGTTGGCCCACTGCTGTGCGGGCCAGCCACGGTTCGTGTAGCTGTTCAAGTCGGAGGTGCGGATGCCATAGTTCAGGCGGTCGTACTTGCCGTTGGTGACAGACCAGATCGAATTGATGCTGTCGAAGGGCATGTCGGCAGGATAGTCGTACACCTGCTGACCGGCCTGCACCGGCACGTCGATGGAATACTCAAGGTGCGGCCAGTCGTAGGCTTCCCAGAGTTCTTGCTGCTGGCGTGCCAACGCGAGGTCGTACTGACCCTGCGCGTTGACACCCTGCGCGGTGTTAAGCGTCTGCCCGACCTCGGCGCGAAGCTGGCGGCGCAGTTCTGATAGGGCGACGCCAACGGCCATGGCTTAGACCTCGTCGTCTTCCACGGGGGCCACGGTGACAGTCTTGGCGGGCTTGCGGTGGCCCTTGCCAGACGGTGCGTCCTCGTGCTCGCCCGGGAGCGTGGTGCCCGGCATCGTCATTTCCATCACGGGCACGCGGCCCGGATAGATCATATCGACGGTGGACGGATTGTAGATGCGGCTCAGACGGTCCTTCTCCTTGGCGGGCGTGGTCTGCACTGCCTCAAGGGCCGTGATGTTGAACACGCTCTCTTCGCCGTGAAGGAACTGGAGCAGGCCGATTTCCGGCCAAGAAACGGGGTTGTCAGCGCCGCGAACCAAGACGTTCCCGGTGTCGCCGCCAAGCATGATGTGGGCCGAGCAAAGGTGCATTTCGTTCTCCGAATGAGTTGACGGCGGGCAGTGCTGCCCGCCGTCGTTTGCATTAACCTACTTGATATCGATCACGAGGCTGGAGTTAGCCTGCGTCATGACCATCTGGCCGGTAGACGTGACGCTACGGTACAAAACGAACTGGTTGGCGGGGCGGGCCGGGGTGTGGTCCTTGCGCCATTCGTTCTCCATGGCCATCAGGAAGACGCGCTTGCTGTCGAACCAGTAGCCGCGCTTCTGGAGGCCCATGTCGTCCAGCGTCGGATCGTACTGGATGGTCTGACCTGCGAAGGACATGGAGCCAATCGCACCGTCGAACGACTTGTTGAAGCCGTCTTCCGAGTAGTTGCCGTTCGCACGGATTTCCTTCTCCATGGCACCGAGGAAGTCGGAGCCGCAGAGGAAGGTGTCGGGCGAACCGCCGTAGCGGATCAGCTGACGGCGCTCTTCCTGCAACACCTGCAAGAGGGCACCACCGCCAGTCGCGCTCGACGTGACAGCGTCACCGCCGTGAGCCGACAGGGCCGCAGTCGCCGTGACCTTCGCGCCGAAGGCGGCGGTGCGGGCGCGGTTACGCCACCAAGCGGTGGTGGCGCGGTCCATGCCGCCCACGGTGCCGGTGGACGGGTCGGCGGCGATCAGGTGGGCGAGGCCCGTGAGAGCCTTGGCGTCGGCAGCGCCATCACCGTAGAGCAGCGCGTTCATGGAGCGCGCATACTGCTCACCGAGTTCCGACAGCTTGTCTTCCAGCAGGTTCACAAGCGCGGTCATTTCGCGCTGCGAGTGGTTGCTGGTCGTCTCGCCGTTCGTATCGACAACGGAAATGCCGTCGATCTTGAGTTCGGTGTGGGTGAGGGTGAGGCCGATGTGGTGCTCACGCCACGGGAAGGCGACACGCTTGATGTTGGCAGGCGTGAAGAAGTTCACCTGATCGTTATGGGTGTACCCTTTGAGCACGTCGTTGCCCGAGCCGTCACCGTAGGTGCCCTTCACGGCAAGGGAAATGTTTCCTTTGCCACCGGGGAAGGTCTTCTTCTTCTTCTCGATCTTGTCGAGAAGCGGGCGAGCCTGAATGGTCTGATCGAACAGATCGCCCTTGTTGAAGTAATAATCCAATGCCGCGTTGGCGATATTGGCAATTTCGGCAGGAGAGAAGGCCATTTTTTAAGTTCCTGTCAGGCTGTGCGGCGTCCGCGTTGGAGCCCGAGCATTGCTGCTTCCATGAAGCTCTTCGGCTCGGCGGTTGCGCCAGTTGAGCGATGGATGCTTGAGGGAACCGGGGCAGTGGCACGTGGCTTCGGGGCCATGCGAGACGCCATTTCATTGGCGCGACGGTAGGCTTCGTTAGCGATTGCGACCGCGTGTTCGGGGCTTTGTGGGGCACCCTGCTCGCGGACGACGGACCACAGGAGGTTTTTCACCGCATCCTGTTTCATGCCGTAGTCAGGATCGTGCTGGCGAACTTGCGCCTCCCAACCGGACACCGCGTTGGTGATGGCGTGCTGCGTGGCAGCGATGCGCTGCTCTTGCTGCGTATTCTCCATCACGTAACGGGTCCGCTCGGCGTTCGTTTCCGCCAACTGGCGGGCGGAACGCTCACGGGAGAATTGTCGCGCCGCGTCGGTCGTCATGTGGCCCTGCTGAACTCGCTGCGCGAGGTCTTGGGGCAACCGGCGTCCGGTCGCTTCTTCGGCAAGGCGCTGGTAAGGCTCAATGCCTGCAAGGAACGTGTCGAAATCGCCGCGCGAGAGCGAGGCACCCAAGTCGAGGAGGATCGAAAAATCTTCCTTCGATATGTTGTTGCTCTGGAGGTATGCGCGCACGCCACGAGCCACCTCTGCCTCTGCTGCCAGAGACTGGTTCTGCTCGCGGAGAGCGTTACGCTCGTCCAGCAACTTTCCGATACGTTTCCGCGTACGGGAATGATAGCGGCCCATTTCCTCCGGGGAGGGATCGTCGGACAGCTCTTCTTCCTGCGGTGCGTCGTCACCAGCCGCTTCTAACTGCGGCTTATCCGAAGCGGGCGCTGCTTCGTCTCCGGGGAGCTTGAGCTTGTCGGCGTCCTCGGTGGGCTTAACCACCTTCATGACGGCCTCAAGCAGGCTCTCCTTGCTTTCGCCCTGTGCGCCCGACGGAGACGCGGCTTTATCGTCGGAAGTGGGGGTAGGTGCCGGGGTTTCCGGCGAAGCGGAGCTTTCCGAAACCGGGGCTTCGTAGCTGTCGCTGACAGACGGCGAACTGTCGTTAGTGGTCATAAAACGCCTCTTGTGGGGCAAGCCGTAGGCTTGCGTCAATTGTGTCTGGCACAAAAGCCGACACGTCGCAACGTGTCAGCCCTTGGTGACAGCTGTCACGGGGTGACAGAAATCTAGTTCAGGCCCGTGACAGGAGGAGGTGCGCCGGTCATCTGCTGGACTTGGTCGGGCGGGGGCGACCCGGCCTGACCCGGGGGCATCGGGGCATTCTGGGCACCCCCGCCCTGCCCCGGCATCGGCCCGGCCCCGGCTGCGGTCGGGGCCTTCATGGAGTTCATTAGGACGATGGAGGGGTTAAGGGGCTTGAAGGCCATCTGGAAGTCGATCTTGTCGTCCATGCGGCGCAGGAGTTCCTTGGCCAAGAACGAGGGGTCCAGACCCGGAATTTGCAGCAAAAGCGGCATGATACGCTCAATATTGGCGATCTCCTGCGCTTGGTTCGGGCGGCCCGTGGAGCCCGCTTCGATCTCCAGATAAAGCTCCTCGGCGATGTCCTGACGGGAGAGTTCCGGCCAGATGGCACCCGGGCCGACGATCTTCTTGACCGTCTCGGCGGACACCTCCTTGAGGAGGATTTGGCCGCCAGCGCGTGCCAGCTGGGTCAGGAGGTCGTCAAGGTCGTCAATGTTGGAGCCCATGGAGGTCTGGCGGGAAGCTTCCGCGATCTGGCTCTCCGTGGCCGTGCCGTTGCCGACGCCGCCAAGGTTCGCTTCCTGCACGCCCGTCGTGCGCTGCACGTCGGTGTAGACCTCATTGACCTCGTACAGGTTCGGGTCCACGCCCGGCCCGGCGAAGGGCATCAGGACGCTCTTCACGTCCTGCTGGGGCTGGAGGCCGTTCAGTTCGATGACGGCGTTGGCCGGGTGGTTGCCCAGCTTTTCGAGGTCGCCGTCGTCCAGCATGCCCGCTGCCACCGCCGTGAACGGGCGGGCGGCGATGCGGTGCTCGCGGAGGCCCTGACGGGCGCGATTGTACTCCAGCTGCTGGTCGCGCATGAGGCGCACGTCGGACGGCGGGAAGATTTCGTCCTCATGCTCGCACTCGTTGAAGGCCAGTGCGAACCACGGGTAGAAGCGTTCGATGTAGACCTCGGGGCTCGCCGGGTCGCGCAGGAAGTCCGTGTAGCCGTCGCAGATGTGGTACACTAGGCCGTCCTTGCGGGAGTAGATTTCCCAGACGAGGCAGTCGCCCTTCTTGGCGTCCTTGCGGGCGCTGTCACCGCCAGCCATGATAGCCTGAATTGTCGCCGTGCTGGTGCCCTTGGGCTTGGTGTAGGCCGTATAGTTCTTGCCCACGTCCACGCCGTAGATTTCCTGCACCTGATCGACCGTCAGGATGTACTCTTGCGCCACCCAGTCCGCACCCAAGAACTCGCGCAGGTGGACGCACTTGGTGTCAGGGATGATGCTGGTGGAGCCCGGGTAGTCGAACACCAAGCCTTCACGTGAAACAAATTCCACCTGCTGCTGGAGGTCTTGAACCAGCAGTTTCAGCTGCTCGGCCTGCGCGCTGTTGTCATCGATCTCGCCGTCAGCCATGTCGGCGGACAGGCGCTCCAGCGTCGCCAGCTTCTCGCTGGCGTCGGCGATGCGCGCTTCGACCTCGGGGCGCTTCTCCATGACGCGCTGGAAGCCCAGCTTCACGTAGCCCACGCCCGCCGTGATGACGCGACGCACAACCATTTTCATCATCTGCTTGAACGGATGGGTCTGCTCGGAGACTTCGTAGGCGTAGAGCAGTTCCAGCGTGCGGGCGATGGCGTCCATCTGGCGGTCATATTCGCGCACCTGCTGGGCGTCGGCGAAAATCTGCATGGCCTGCTGCTGGGCCTGCATCATCTCGGGGGCCATGCCCATGGGCGAGCCCTGCATCATCTGCATGGACTGCATGGTGCTCTCCAGCTGGTCCTGCGAGCCGTCCCAGACGGTATTCATCAGGCGCTCGCGGCGGCGGGCCACGGCGCGGGGGTTCTTGGCGTACAGGAAGGAGGTCTTCTGCATCACCATGCGGATGGTGATGTTGGCGGTGTAGCGCGGATCGTTGCGGTCCTGCGACCACTGGAGCCCCAAGGCGAAGTCCATGTCCTCGCGCATGCGCTCGAAAGACTTTTCCCAGTGCTTCTTGGCGAACTTAACGTCGTCGCACCACTGGCCGACGAGGGCCTTTCGGGCCTCCGCGATTTCCGGGGCTTCGCGCTGCACCATCTTGCCGTCCGCAGCGGGGGTGCCGGGCGTCAGGGTCATGGGCTGCGGTCCCAGCGACGGGCTGTCTGGAACGTCAATACCAGTGGTCGGGTCGAGGGCCATCACCAAATCTCCTTCACGAGCGACTTTACTGCCGACCGTTTTTTGTGTAGGTTCGTCGGCTCATGCACAAAACACGTCCGACACAATGTAGCATGCGGCGTCGCTTCGGGAAACTCTATGGAGTTTGGAGCGACATGCGCCGCAGGTGTAACAGCCCGACCCGCCCCGATTACCCGGGGTATGGCGGTCGCGGCATAACGATCTGCGCGGAGTGGGACCACTGGCCCACTTTTCAGCAGTGGGCGAAAGACACCGGCTACGCCGAGGGCCTTACGCTCGACCGCATCGACAACAACGGAAACTACACGCCCGGCAACTGCCGCTGGTCCACGCAGAAAGAACAGCAGCGGAACCGGCGCAGCAACCGCGCTGTCGTGCGGTCGGACGGGCAGGTCTACGCGACCATGATCGAAGCGGCGGAAGCTGTGGGGGCCAAGAAGACCGCTATTTACGCGGTATGCCGGGGCAAGGGTAAGACGGCCCGTGGTTTCGGCTGGCGCTACGCGTAGGCTCATCACCACCCGCCCTGTTCACGTTTATAGCGCTCGGTCTGCTGGGCCTTGCGCGTGCTTTCCTTTATCCAGCCGAGCGTTCCGAACTTGGGCGCGCCCGGCTTAGGTTTGTTGACCCGGCGCGGCGTTTGCTTGCCCAGACCAAGGCCAACATAAGAGAGTGTATCCACGAGATCATCATGCACACCGGCAGGGAATTTCAGGATTTGGTCGCGTGCCTCGCCGTACCAACGTGAGAAGGCCGGGAAGCGCACCTTCCCCATTGCCATGCGGGCCTGAATGGACTGTGCGCGTTGCTGCTTGTCACCAATAGGCGTGATTTCATCGATTGTGCAATAGATGCTCTCTTCGATCATCCGCTTCCGCAGGAACGGGCCGATGGACTTGGAGATATGGCCCTTTTCCGCCCACCAGTAGATCGGCTTGTATTTGCGGAGGAGTTCGATCCACATATTGACGACCTGATCGGTGTTCGCCTGCCCCCAGTAGATGTCGGGCATCACCCAGATGTTATCGTTCTCGTCCACGCCCACGACCATGAGGCAGGTCTTGTCACGGCCCTGCGCCGTGGAGACAGCGTGGTCGCTGGCACCGTAGAAGCGCATGTTTTCCTTGGGCGGCATGTCGGCCATGCGCTGGTATGTCATGATGTGGTCGGCGCGGAAGAACGTGCCGTCCTCGGGCGTCGGGCGGCCCTGATAGAGGGCTTGGAAGCCGCGCACGTCGGTGCGGCGGATGGCGTCGAGGTACTTGGTCCCGAAGCGTTCCGGCCAGAGGGCCTCGCCCTTCTTGCGGCCTAGCACGTCGTTGTCCCCGGCAAGGGCGGGGAGGTCAACGATGTGCCAGTGCTTGGCTTCCTCTTCCGAGTAGTAGGGGTTCATCTTGTCGGTGAGCCGCCCCACGAGGTCGTCCTCGTGCCATCTAGTCATGATGACTACTATGGCCCCGTCTTCTGTCACGAGGCGCGTGGAGAGCACCTGCGTATACCACGTCCACAGCTGCTCGCGGATCGTGGGGCTGTCGGCTTCCTTTCGGTCCTTAAGCGGGTCATCGACCAAAATCACTCGGGCACCTCGGCCCGTGAGCGAGCCGCCGCGCCCGACGAAGAACAGTGTCGCGCCCTTGTCGAGTTCCACGCGGTCCACGGATGCGGCACCTGCCTTGAGCGTCGCGTCGGGAAAGACCTGCTGGTAGAGGGGCGACTGGAGGATGTCGCGCACGTTCCGGCCAAAGTCCCACGCCAGCGTCTCGTTGTACGTCGTGAGGATCATGTTGTCGGCGGGATTGCGACCCACGAACCACGCCGGGAAAAGGCGCGAGGCCAGTTCCGACTTTCCGTGGCGAGGCGGCATGTTGATGATGAGGCGCTTGATGGTGCCCTTCTCGACCTGCTCCAGCGCAGCCGCGATCACCCGGTGCGACTTGGCGGGCAGGTAGAGGCTCTTCTCCACGTCGTCGGGATCGTCGGCGGTGGGCCTGACGTACCGGGCAAAGCGGATCATATCCTCGCGGCTTTCGAGGATGGCCTTGCGGCGCTGGAGCAGTGACAGGCGGCGGTCGATCAAAGCTGCGGCTCCTGCTGGTCGGGCTGGGGCTGGAAGAGCCCCGAGAGCCAGCCCGGAGGGACCATGCCCGCAAGCATGTTGTTCTCGTTGACGCGGCGCGGGTCGAACTTGGCGTCCACGGACCTGATGGCGGGCATGTAGTGCATGGCGATGGTCTTGCCGTCTGCGGCCTTGCGGGTTTCGTCAACGATACGCGAGCCCGTGAAGCCCGAACCGAGCATGCTTGTCTGCATGGGGCTGTGGATGCCGGGAAGCGTCTGCGTCCTCTGCATGCGCCCGTCAACGACCTCGTGTTTCCACACCGGGGAACGCGCACCAGCCTCATAGTTGTTGAAGCCGGGAACGCCGATTTGGTAGTTGCCGCCCGGGGAGGCGATGAAGTCCTCGCCTACGGCGGCACCGCCAGCCTGCGGATCAAAGTAGTTACGGGCAAGCAGCTTCGACACGCTTTCATCAGCCTTGTCGAGCGACTGCATGAGGTACTTCGGGTCGAAGCTCTGACCGAGAGCGGCGGCTTGCTGCGAGTGCGCGGAGAGCCACGCGTCGATGGCTTCCTGCCTGTAGGGGCTGGCGTGCATCATTGCGAGAATGTCGGCAAGGCCCTTGTCGGTCGTGAAGGCGTCGGGGGCACTGCTGAGAAAGGGGATTTGGTCGGGGCCGTTGGCTGCGAGAGTGGACGGCATGGCGTGCTCGCCCAAGATTGGGGAGCGCAGCATGAGGCCGTGGACGTAGGCGTTGTCACCGCCGCCAGTGCCGACTGCGGCACCGGACCCGGCGATGGCCGAGGGGCGGTTTCCGGTAAACACGGCCCCACGCGCGGGGCTGCCGAGATGGGGGTCCGTCTCCACCCACGGCGTTCGGCTACCCACGCGGCCTTGGGCTTGGTTTCCCGAAATGTGGAACATCGGCGTGTCGAAGCCAAGTTCCGCCGCGCGGTCCACCGCGTTGTAGGCATTCTGCGAGGGGTTCAACGACATCTTCATCATGGCGTTGTCGACTTTGCCGTAGGTTTCCGGCGTGATCTTGGTCCCGGTACGCTTACGCGAAGCCTCGAATGCCCCGGCGACGTAGTCGCGCACGGTGGGGTCCACAGCCACGGCCTCGCTCGGGCGGGCCTTGAGGATCGGACCCGCGCCCAGCACTGCCCCCGCGCCCTTCACGGGCGCGACGACGCTGCCAACGGCTGGCATAAGGTCGAGAAGCCCCGCGAGGGCGGGGCCGTCCACGAACTGGATCAACTGGCCGTCAGGTGCGTACCAGCGCCCGGCGTCATCCTGCATTTCGCCCGGCTGCGGAGAATACTCGTAGCCATCAAGGAGGCCCGGTGTCAGGCGCTGGTTGCCCTGCAAAAACGTCTGCGGTGCCACCTCGTACTGGCCGAACGTCTTCGCAAAGTCGAAAGCGCTCGACAGGAGGTCTGGCAGGCTCTCGTTGCTTGCACTGGGAGGACGGGGAGCAGCCATCTAAGTTACCTCGCCACCACAACCAGCAGCACAAGCCCGCCAATCACAGTCGCCACGCCGAGGAAGTAGGCGCGAACAACCGCCGCCCAATATTGCCGCCGCGAGTAATAGTTCTGGTGTGGCATGTCGTCAGTGTCCATGCGGCAGCGGCGCGTGAGGGGTTGCGGGCTTAGGCGTTAGCGAACCGATGATGTCCAAAAGCGCGGGCCGCCACGCGGCGAG